GCCCCAGTAGTGGAGCCCACCCCAGTGGAACCCGAACCACTCCCGATCGGCACCACCACCGAGGCCCAGGGCTACCTGGAGGAGGTGGACTGATGACCCTTTCCCCCGCCGCCCAGGCCATCTGGGATGCCTTCAACGAAGACGAAGACGTCCTCGTCTTCGTTGTAGACGTGGACGTCTTCGTTGAAGGCGAGGCCGTGGACTATGGCGACAAGCTGGCGGCGGCGCTGCGTGCACTGGCGATCCGCATCAACGGCGCTGACCACATCCGCCAAGAACTTGTCGCCATCGCCGCCGAACTGGAGGACCACACCCCGTGACCATCCTCACCATCCCCCCATCCCCCGGCGCGGTCCAGCAAGGCCGCCGCTACCCGGTGCCCTGCGCGGAGTTCAGCACCCCCCAGCAGCCGAGCAGGCCACTGAGCCGCAATGGCTGGCCCGTGCGGTGGCTGCCAATCCTCGGGCCCGTGCACAGCGATGAAGGCGTGGCCGCCCCCCACGTCCATCTCGACACTCGATTTCTGGACGTGGACGACCCTTTCAGCATCACCATGGTGATCCCGCTCAATCCAGCCCAGCCTGGCTGGCGCATCACCACCAGACTCCTCACCGCCGTGAGGTCTGAGCCGTTCCGCTGGGCCCAACCCAACGCCGGCATCTACCTAGAGGAGCTAAGTGGCTGCAGCGTCACCGATGGCCTCTGCCCCCATCGAGGCATCCCCCTGGCCTGTGGCACACGGGCGCCTGATGGCTCGATCCAGTGCCCAGGCCATGGTTTGCACTGGCCCCTAACTTGAACCCTAAACCCTTACCCCCATGCCTACCTCCTTTCAAAATTTGATCGCCCGTTTCTTCTGGCCCCAGCTGGGACCGCCAGTGTTTACGGTCGAGAGCCAGGATGTGTATCGACTGGGCCGCACCAACTATTGCCAGTTGAACATCACCGCCCGCCTGGAAGGGCAGATCCCCGCGGATCAGTGCGCCTGGCTGGTGGAGTTCGTGTCTGCCACTCACTTCAACCCCAAGCGGCCCCTCAACCTGGCGTTCCCCTGGCAGCGATTTGTGAGCGAGAGCTATCTCACCAGCGGCAACCCGGAGATCGTGCGCCAGCCCGGTGTGATCATCATCAGCAAGGGATCTGAGCCCTTGTTTTGGTCGAACCTAGAGCGTGGCCGTGCCTCCGGCTCCTACGAGGCCTGCACCTGGCTGCAAACGCCGGACGTTCCCGCCCCAGCATTTGGGGCCTCCTACGTAACAGGGTGATGAGCGAAGTGCAGGCACTGGTGCGGCGCCTGGAGTCCTGGGAGCAAAGCCTGGCCGTCAGGGAGACCACCTTGGCGGCAGCGATCGAGGCGCGGGTCAGTGATGAGAGTACGCAGGCCCTGGTCTCAGATGGCGTGCGCCGGGGTCAGCTGCTGGAACGCCAACGGACGCTGGAGCTGATCAACTGGCTGCAGCGTGATTTCATCAGGTCCAACCACACCTACAACACCCTGGAGAATCTTAAGAAACATGTTGCATTCCCAACTGATCGCACTCCCGACCACCTACGTTGAACCCAACGAGGTCCGAACGGCCGAAGGCCGCCGGTTCCTCCTCCAGGCCGGCCGCCGCCTATGGCTGGATGAGCCGCCATCGTTCACCACCCCACACCCATGCGTTACCCATTTGCGGTCCTGATCGCACTTGCCGGCATTTTTGCCGCCTGCGCCACCATCAGTCGCCCCCTTCAGGATCTCTGCGCCACGCAGATGGTCGGCACCGGCTTCACCAAAGCCCAAGCCACCAAACGTTGCCGCACCGCTATCTAACCCCTCCACCCATGAAGCGCCTCATCCCCGCCCTTCTGCTGGCTAGCGCTACCCCAGCCCTGGCCCAGCCGGCTCCTCCTGCCATCAACTACGGCGCCCCCGGTGGGCAGGTCGTCGCCCCTGCGGCCGTTGCTGTGCCGATTCAGCAGATCACCTACCCCGTGCAGGTGCCGCCCATCGCCGCACCAGCGCCCCAGGGATCCCGTTGCGTGATCAGCGGCTACGGCCAGCAGACCACGGGCATGGGCTCCTTCGGCGGCCAATACACCATCGGCGGGAGCGTCTCCTGTCCTTTGTGAAGGCCCTGTCCCTACCTTGAGACGCAGCACCCACCCTTGCCTTGTCGTGCTCCCCACCACTCCGTTTTCGGTAAAAGCGCAAACCCCCATGCCACCGCTCCATGTGGTGGCAGTGGTGTTTAACCCGGCGAGATACCGCACTCGCTACCGGCTGTTCAAGGAGTTTGAGCGTTACGTTGAGGATTCCGGTGCCATCCTCACCACCGTGGAGGTGGTTTTTGGAGAGCGTGGGTTCCTCTGCACCGAGCCGGGCAACCCGCGCCACCTCCAGCTCCGCACCTTCAACGAGTTGTGGCTGAAGGAAAACGCTCTCAACCTGGGCGTGCAAAGGTTGCCGGATAATTGGCAGTATGTTGCCTTTATCGATGCCGATGTCACCTTCGCCCGGCCCGACTGGGTGCGGGAAACGGTAGAGCAGCTGCAGCACAACAAGGTTGTGCAGATGTTCTCCAAGGCCCTGGATCTGGGCCCCGACCATGTGCCGTTCAATGGCACCGGCAGCTTCGGCTTTGCCTATTGCTACCGCAACGGCATCCCCCGGGCCCACCCCGGCCGCTTGCCCTATGGCTATGGCGATCCGGAAGGTTTTTACTGGCACCCAGGCTATGCCTGGGCCTACACCCGCAAGGCCTTTGAGGATCTGGGTGGCCTGATTGATTTTGCCATTATCGGAGCAGCCGACTATCACATGGCCCAGGCCTTGCTAGGCGATGTCGAAAGCTCCATCCCCAAGGGAATTGATCCGTTCTACAGCGAGCAATGCCTCGAATGGCAGCAGCTGGCCACCCGCCACATCCAGGGCCACCTTGGCTACGTGGAGGGGAGCCTTTTGCACCACTTCCATGGAGCAAAAGCAAGGCGTCGCTATCGGGAACGGTGGGACGTGCTCCGCCATTCCAACTACGTGCAGCGCCGTGATCTCCGCCGTGATCGCCAAGGCCTCTGGAGCCTCACTAAAGAAAACCCGGCTCTTAAGCGCCACCTACAAGACTACTTCAACCAGCGGAATGAAGACGACGTTTCGATGCCCTGAATGCAAGTCGGAAAACATGGAGCAAACCAACGGCGGCAGGATGCGCTACTGGCGCTGCGTGAAGTGCGGCCATCGTTGGGCCACCTCCGGCTCCCTGGAGTCTTTGGGCTATGTGCCCACCCCAGCAAGAAAGATCACAGCAGGGCTCCGCGCCGAAATCGAAGCCACCACCCTGCCGGCGGAGGAGATCGCCCTGAAGCATGGCCTACGCCTCGCCCAGGTGAATCGACTCATAGGCCGGGCACCGCTGCAGTCCTGCTGCGACTGCATCCATTGGGACGAGCACTACGACTTGCGCTGTGATCTTGACCATTCTGAGGCCCTGCAACAGGCCCGCTATGGCTGCGGAGCGTTCTCCCCTAACACCTCCCGGGCCCACTGAAAATGATGATCCTGCACATTCACCGCCTCTCGCAGCTCAAGCTCCGCCACTCGGCGCATGGCCTGCTCAAGCATGTAGGCCGTCTGCATGTGAAGGCGAAGCAGGAAATCATGCTGTGCCGCCAGCTGATGCGGGTGCATTCGGGCTGCCTCGCGCCTTAGTTTCTCCAGCCACAGCTGGCGTTCCATCGAAATCTCCATGTTCAACCAAGATTCACCCATGCCAGAACTCCGTGTCGTCGAAGATCCCCGCCAGGGGTGCGTGTGGGAGGTGGTGACGCCTGGCACCAGGGCCCGCTTTAGCTGCGGCCATCAGGCCCAGGAGTATCTGCAAAAGCTCTTGGTGCTTCATAAGGTCAGGCCGGACGAGCCGTGATCATCCAGCCGTCGGTTTTCTTGGGTGTCCATCGAGGCACCCAGCTCTTCATGCTGTAGTGAATGCTGCGGCCTGCGCCCACCCCGGTGGAGCTGTAGCCGCCGGCGGTCAGGTTGGCTTCACCGTAGGGATCGTGGTGGATCCATTCACCTGGGGCATAGCCGATCACACAGCTCCAGTGGCCGCCACCGCACGGAGCCGTCACAGGGCCATGGTGGAGCCAGCCCACGGCCACGGGTCTGCCGGCGATGATCTCCTGGCGGAGGTGTTCGCTGGTGCCATTGGTGCGAAATTCAACCACCAGGCCGAGCTCACGCAGGGTGGCGACATGAGCCATGGGGTCAGTGGTGCCGCCATGACGCTGCCGCAGGGTGATGTAACTCGCTTCCCCTTTCACATCAGGTGAAACCTTGTCCCAGAAGGCAGCCAGCATCGCACAGGAGGAAGATGCACATAGCCTCCAGCCGGGGCCATCGATGGCGGTGTTGGGGTTATCCATCTGGCTGAAGTAGGGCACCTTCAGCTCTGCCCTGAGTGCGTTTTGCTGGAGGAAAGGCTGCTTCAACGCTGGCGCCATCTGCCAAGTGTTGAACCAAGGCCTTAGACGACTCATGGCGACCGCGTAGCCGTTCGCTTTTAGGTCGGCTTCGAGCTCATACAGCGCTGCAGTCTGATGGGGCTGGCCTTTGTAGTGCTGGATTACCTGAACTAAGGTGATGGGCTTCGCGGTGGTCATCGCCGAAGCTCCGGGTTCTGCGCGCCAACCTGTACGCGGATGTTGCTCATGTTCACCAGGATGGGCATCACGATCGAGAGAAGCACGGCAACGGCCATCACCTGGGCGAGGCGTTTTTCTGCTTCGCGAAGTCGTTCGCAGGCTTTGTCGAGCTCAAGGCCCTGCCGCGTGAAGCTTCTTTCCATGCCCTCCAGCCTCTCCTTCAGGCTGGTGATGGCCACCAAGATGTCGGAGTGGGTGGCTTCAGCGTGTGGATCCATGCCTGCCATTTTAGGGAGCGTTTACACTTGAGACCGCAATTGCCTGTTTCTGGAGGATGGCCAGGAGCGAGCTAACCCAATGGCTCGACGCAGCTGGCCGGATTCCAAGAATCACGCCAGCCCAGGAGATCATGCTGGCGCGGCAGGTGCAGGCCGCTCAACGGGTTCCGGCAGTGGACCGAACGGCAGAGGATGAGCGTGTGGCGCGGCGAGGTCTGAAGGCTTGCCAGCGCCTCACCGATGCGAATCTCCGTCTGGTGTGGCGGATTGTGATTGGCACCCCTCAGCGTCCAAGCGCCTACAGCCGATGCGTGCCGGCCCATGTGCTGCCTGACCTGCTGCAGGTCGGCGCTGAGGGAGTGTTCCATGCGGCATCAAAATTCAACCCTGAGGCGGGCTACAGATTCAGCACGTACGCTGCTTTTTGGATTCGGGAACGGTGTCAGAAGGAGCTGGACACCATGGGCCGCCCAATCAGGGTTCCTACCACGCTGACGAATGCAGCGCGAAAACTGCCCCGGGTGCGAGAGCGGTTGCTGGAGCGGCTGGGTCGAATGCCCACCGTGGAAGAGTTGGCGTCTGCGTTGCCACTCACCACGGTCGAAACCAAGCTATTGGTGCAACGGCTCCAGCCGCTGGCCAGCTTGGATGAAGTCTGCGGAATTGATAGCGATTGCACGCTGGCCGATCTGGTGGCAGCGCCGTGGTCGTTCATGCCTCCGGAAGGCTTACCAGCTTCACCGTGCAGTCATACAGGCCAGGCGCCACGGGATCCTCCTCAAGCTCGCCGTCGTACAGCCACTGCCCGCTGATCGGGAGGAAAGCTTCTGCCTCGCCGATGTTTTGATAGCCGGCCCAGATGGCGGCGGGGAGGTAGAAGGGGTGAACCTGCTGCTGATTGCGGTAATGATCACGGAGCAGTTTCATCTCCGCTTCGCTCAGCAAGGTGTAGACGAGCTCCAGGAACGTCTCGGTGGGCTGCTGGCCATACTCAAACACCACATCTCCCCAGGCGAAGGTTTCATGGGCCAGGGATGGATAATCGGGAAAGGCCCATTGCCTTGAGAGGGGTTCCAGCGCAGGAAAGCTGGGCATCTCAGAGGTTCGTCAGGGTGAGGGTGGAGGCAGCGATCACAAGGGAATTACTGGAACTGGTGTAGTCGGCACCCAGATCGTTGCAGCCAATCAGGTAATCACCGGAGGCAGCCCCGCCGTTGGCAACGTAGTAGATCACCTTGCGCACAGCGGTGAGGGTCGAGCTGGCCCAGGTGACGGAGGCAAGGGTGATGACTGTCTTCTCCGTAGTCAGATCCTGGGTGAGAGTGGCCGTGATGATCTGCCCGCCTGCGGTGTAGCCAGTGCCGCTCACCTCGTTGGTGATGTCGGCCCGGGTGAGGTGGGTGTCTTTGTTTTCAACGTAGGAGGATGTGACCAGCATCGCCTTGATGGTGCTGGTGCCGATCACGATCCGGCCGAGGAAAGCGTCTCTGATGCAGGAGTTGTAGGCGATGGATGCCATGCGGCTGATCGTGAGGGGTGCTCTGCCTCAAGTTAGGAAGTCGTCGTGGTTATCCTCAAAGTCCAGCCATCGGAAAGGGAGCCACTATTTCCAGCCGTCTTGTCGTGGATATAGAGGTACCATGTTCCGTTTGGATCAGTACCAAGGAAATTTGCAAACGATGACGGATAAGGAGAAGGCCCAGGTGCTGGAGCCGGTAAGGTCTGCTGGGGGTTTGATGACAGCCCATAGCTGCCAGATGCAAGAGTGGATGAAACGGATTTGAAATCTAGGTTAGAGAAGGAAAGGGTCCGACTTGATACATTTCCGCCAACATTGCAAAGGATCATTGCAGTAAGGCCAGTGGGTCCAACAAGCAAGAATTGTAAATTTGCAGCGTTGGCATGTGTGAGGTTGTTCAGGGTTACTTCTAGGCTTGTAATAGTTCCAGTGGCTCCAGATATGGTGATTGGGGATGGGTAAGGCGTGGCGGCGCCAGAATCGGGGATAGAAATACTGGAAGCATTTGAAGATGTATAGACCGATCCCAAGTTGATTTCAATCTCCCAGCCTCCCGAAATGCTATTGCTTGTGCCTTGTGTATTCCTATTGAATGCGTAAAGCTTCCATTGTCCGTTGGGGTCGTCACCAACAAAAGATCCAAAGCCGATTGAATGCGCCACGGAGCTTGTTCCTGCCTGCGGCCTATATGTGCCAGAAGTGAGAGGGTTAGGCGGTAAGGCTGTGGTAGAAGACGTGAACGTGAGATTTAAGTTTGTTACCGATGAAGATGTTGGATCACTTAAGAGATATGTTGTGGTTCCTGATGGGCTTTCGACGTAACAGGTAAAAACTCCAGGAGAGCTATGCGACAAGCCCTTAAGCTTAACAGTTGCGCCAATAACAAAACCATTCTCGCCACTAACTTGTATCGTTGATGGGTAAGGTGTGGCTTGGCCTGTAAAAGCAGGAATTACGATATTGGTTGGGTTGCTGCCAGTAGCTGTCCGACCTAGCACCACACCCGGCACCCACGCCGCACTCACCTCATAAGCAGCCCCCGGCCCGATGCTCTGCGCCTTGCCGGCTGCCCAGGTAGTGCTTACGTTGATTGCAGCGCCTGGAGCAGTGCCGCCTTCCAATTTCGCTGCCCCACCGCTCCATTCTGCGCCGATCAACAGAACCGCACCTGGCAGCGCTTTAGGCGGCACGCTGGCCGCGCCACCGCTGAAGGTGGCGGAGGCATTGAGTGCGGCGCCTGGCGCCAGGCCCTCGATCCCGCCACGGCCACCGGCAAAGGTAACGCGGGCCTCCCATCCGGCAGCAGGAGTGATGCGGCCCACCGATTCCCATGCCGTAGTCACGCTCCAGTCGGCGCCTGGTGCGATGCTGGAGGGGGGAGCAACCCTGGCGCCACCTTGAAAGAGCACACGAACGGGAGCCATTACAAATTAGCTCCTGGGGCGTTGATGGTGTCGATACCTGCAGCGCCGCCTTGCCAGGTGCTGGTCACGGCCAAGGCTGCGCCTGGTGCGGTCTTGGGCACCACAGGCAAGGAGAGCTCTGGTGCATCCTGCTGCACAGGCGAGAGCACGCGACGCGGTTGGGCAATCAGAGTGATCTCCACGGTGTGAAGCAAGAAGTAAGGCCGACCACCACAGATGTCCTTCACCCTGGGCGGCTTCTTGAACCGCCAGGCCGTCGCCATTAGCCGTGCCCGGGTGCCGGCATCCATCGAGGGGAAGAGATTAGCGGGCAGGGCAAAGTCGAGGGTGGTGCCCCGGACAAACTCCCAGTGGGCCTTGAGCTGCAGTAGGGTCCCCGTGTCGATGTTGGTGTAGGGCAACTGGATCTCCGCACCGAGCTGGACATTGCCGAGCCGGATCCTGCTGCTGCGGCCACCGGTGCTGCGCTTCGCCACATGGGGAAAGCGCCCGGCCGTGATGGTCGGATGTTCGCTTGGGGCTAATGAGGGAAAGAAAAAGCTCGTCACGGTGTGTACAGCGGTGGCGGCTCTACATATTTTCCATCTATTCTGACTTCAAGAATGTCAAAGGCATTGTAAGCTGACATCGAGTAATCCGGCTTCCCAGTGTATGATCCAGTAAGATAACCATTGCTTACGCCACCTGTCGCCTTAAGCACTTTTATAGGTGTTCCGAAAGCAGTTTTCTCATTAAAGACCCCGACAATACTGAAGCCGATGATTTTGTATTCAGGTTTTTGCCCAGGGATGGACTCTCCGCACGAGTAACTGTAACTAGAAGAAAGGCCGTCTTTGTTAATCGCAATGCCAACACCTTGAGCAGTCAACGTTAAAATTCCGCTTGCTTGGCTGAATCCAAGAGCTTTTTGTGCCGAGGCTGGGCTGGCCGCCTCTCTTTCTGGGTCGCACCAAGCTCCGGGGCTCCCCGCGCTCACACCACGATATTTCACCACCACAGTTACATTTTCCTGGCTCCAGGTTTCGGGGAGCCACGCAATACCAGACCCGGGGAGCGCCGGTGCCGGCTGCCCTGGTGGCTCTTTGTCTGGATTCGGATGATCCTCGTTAGGCTTGTCTACAGGCGGATCATCCGAAGGCGCGCCCGATGAATCACCAGGCCCTGGCGGATCAGGCAGCCCAGGCAGGTCAGGCAGCCCAGGCAGCCCAGGCAGCCCAGTTAGCCCAGGCTGCCCAGGCAGGTCAGGCAGGTCAGGCAGGCCTGGCAGGTCAGGCAGGTCAGGCAGGCCTGGGAAGCTAGGCATATCCGGTTTACCAATCTCCACATCAAACATGTCATCCCCCGGCAGATCCCAGTAATCATCTCCAAAGGAATCATCCGGCAGGTCTGTGGTATCCGTGCTGTCGTTCACGTCGCACACCGGGCCCGTCTTGGCGATCGGCAACACCAGCCCAGATGGGTTTGCGCTCAGCACAGCCATCGCCACCGCGCTGCGGCCCTCGGCATTGAGCGGGAAATGCACCAGGTTGAAAGTGGTCGTACCGTCCAGATCTTTCTCAATGCTTACCACCCTGTAGAGATAGTCGTGGGTTGAGGCGATCTGGCCATCCACGGCCCGGGGCACCTTCACCCGCACGATCATCCCATCGCCCACCGTGCTGTTGTAATCCCCTGGTATGGCGTCCACCTTCAGGGTGTGGGTCACCAGTGCGCGATGGGCCACCGCATAGGCGCCCACCTTTGCAATGTGCCGCTCACTGCAGGCAAATGCCGAGAGGTCGTGCTGCTCAAAGGGGCCGTCTGGTGCGTCGAACGGCGGCCGAAAGCGCACCTCTGTGGTCCGCACAATAGAGTCGATGCCGTCGCTCTGCTGGCGCCACATCATCTGGGCACGGATAGGTCGCCGATCTGCCAAGCTGAGAAACTGCAGATCCCAGGTGCTCAGATCCAGGTCCAGCTCGGTGAGCGTCGCGTGGGGACCCACCACCCCGGTGTAGATGCTCCCATCCAAGTTAGTGGGCAGCAGTGGCATCAGGCCTTCCCTGCCGTTGATCCGCGTGGCCTGGAGCAGGAAATACGGCTTGAGCACGTTCTCCCGCCAGTCGTCGAGGTTGCCTGTTGCCTCGCCGGAGAAGTTGCCATCAAACCGCATGCCCAGCGCTTCGGTGAACCGCGCCGCGTGCCGCAGGTTGTTGATGTCGATCAGGTTCTCTGGGATGCGCTCCACCTTCCGCAGGAGGAGCAGGTAGAGGTCCACCACGTTGTTGGATGGCCCTGTCACCCCATCCACCAGGCGGGTCACATGCCGGCCGCCCCTGATGAAGGCGTGAACCTGTCGGTTCCAGTCCTCGCCGTCCTGGAAGGTGTTGACGAAGGAAAGGGTGTGCAGGTTGTTAAACCTGCCAGCAGCGCCGCAGAAACGTGGCACCTCCCATCGGGTGTAGGTGCCGCCGCGGTCCACGGTCACATTCCCAGGGCTCCAGTTGCCAGCGCGCCGGCCAAACGCCTGCGTGGAGGTGCCCACTCTGCAGGCGCACTGGAACACATCCCGCGCCTGAATCGGTGTGATGGGCCCCTCGCTCACCACAAGATGCCAGGAGGCGGTGAGAACGTTGGTGGCTGAGTTGGCAAAGCGGGCCTCTGTTGCTGGTGGCGACACCAGCACACCGCCCACATCGCCAACCCTCCGGCAGAACACCAGCGGCAACGGGTCACCAATGCGCATCAGCTGCTGCTCCGTGCACAGGTCCCGAGCAGCGGAGGCCGCTTGTTCCTGCAGCGGAGTGGCCACCATGCCGCTTTGATACGCCAGGAGGTTCAGGCTGTCGCTCGTCATGCTTTCATCCCCGGCCCGATCAGCCTTGAGGTCGCCGTGCGCCAGGGCACCATGGCGCCGACGGGTGAGAGGGAAGTCCCGAGCTCCAAGCGGAGGGTAGTGATCGGCTCGTTGGAGGCATTCACAATCTGCCCCCGGGTGGTGCCGATCAGGCGCATGCTGTTGGGAGGAAGGGAATCACCGCCCTCGAACTCATACAGCTGCAGCTTGGCCATCCATCGCCCGGCGGAGGCCAGGGCCTGCAGGCAGAGCGTCCAGATGGCTGGCGTCGCCGGCAGCTCCAGCGTGGTGGCGCCTTGGCCGCTCACGTGGCCGCGGAAAATGCCGGAGGCATCAAACTGCAACCAGTCGCAGTCCTGCCCAAAGATTGTGACCCGCCCAAACCAGTAGTTTTGAAAGGCAGCTTTCACCAAAGCCTGCTCATCGAAAATCACAAGCGTGAGGCAGCGGCTTGTCATCGTCCTGTCGCACGCCGTCCCGCCGCGGTGCGGATCTCGCCCAGGGTCTGGCGTTTCACGTCACGGGCCACACGTTGCAGGTCTTCAAGCGTTACGTAGCGCTGCCCGTTGAACTCAAGCACCGGGCCCGTGGTGATATTGATTGGCCCATCATTGATCTGGATCAGCTGAGCTTCCCTGCCGCGCCGATCGATGAGCATCTGCATTGGATTGCCAGAACGACCTGGCCCAGTTGCAAATCCGCCTTTCGCAAACCCGGGCGTCTTCACTACCGCCGAGCGCGCACCCACATACCCGCCCTTGGCAAACCCCGGAATCACCGAAGCCCCCCGAGCACCAGAAAGGAACCGCATCGATGCCTCATACATCTTGGAGCCAGGGATGAGGTACTCCCCGCCTGGATCCTTGCCCTCTCCAACCCAGGCCAGCGTCGGTCCGCTCACGTGGCCGCCGCGGGCGTACATGCGCGGCACCACCCGCTTGCCGCCGGTCGTCGTTCCACCACCACCGCCTCCAGACATGACCGAACGAATTCGGGCCATCACTCCATTGAGATAGCTCAGAAGTCTTGAAATGGTGCCCTTAATCCACTGCACCAAGTTTTGGAAAGCCTGCTGCAGCGGCCTGATCATGTTGGAACTAATAAACCTGGCGACACCGGAGAACGCCAAAGCCACACCACTTGCGGCAGTCGTGGCGGCTGTTTGCATCCAACGCAGCACGCCACCCCAGCCCTGCTGCAACGGCTGCACAACGTAGCTGTTAAATCCAGCCGCCACACCATTCCACGCTCCAGCTAGCGCATCCCGCAAGCTACTCACCCCCTGGCTCACGAATTGCGCCAGTGCCCTCCAGCCCTGCTGCACCGGCTGCACCACGTAGTTGTTGAAGGCCTGCGATACGCCATCCCACATTTGAATGAAGGCATTTCCCAGGCTCGCGGCCGTTTCCCTGAACCACTGGGAAAAAATGCCCCAAGCCGTCTGGATGGGGATAATCACCCAGGTCTGGAAGCCCTGCGCGATGCCCGTCCAGATCGAGGCGAACCAGGTGCGCAGTTGCGTGATTGCCTGCCCAATCCAGGTGATGAGCGCGGTAAACGCAAACTGGATCGGCTGCACTACGTAGAGGTTGAAACCGCTGGTCACGCCTGTCCACCAGCTCACCGCAGCTGTCACCAGCGTGGTGCGGATCCAGCCGAGGAAGATGCCCCAAATCGTTTGAATCGGGATCACCACATAGGTCTGAAACGCCATTGCCAGCCCAGAGAACGCCATCGCAAGCTGGGGGCCCAGGGTGGAGAAGGTGCTACCCACCCACGTCAGGAAGGTGTTCCACAGCGCACGGAGGGGCGCCACCACATAGCTGTTCCAGCTGGGGGCCAGCCAGGTGAAGAATTGAGCGATCTTGTCCCGGAAGGCATAGAGCGCAATCCCTGCGGAGATCAGCAGCGTGGCCCACCCCACCGGGCCGGTGAAAATCCCAAGCAACACCCGGCCCACCCCCAGCAGCACCGGCACAAGGCTCGTAAGGATCGGCCCGATCCGCGCCAGCCAGGGCCCCACGGCTCCGAGCCAGCCGGCGATGGTGGCGAGGATGCCAAGCCGCGAGAGCGCACCCGCCAGCGTGATCACTGAAGTGATAAACGGCGCAGAGATCACCAGGCCTGCAAAGGCAACACCGAGGCCCACAATCAGGGCAGAGAATCCGGGAATCTTTTGCGAGAGGAACCCAATCGCGCTGATCACCGGCCGCAACGCTCCGAGGATGGCATTGATTCCCGGCAGCAGTGCATTGCCGAGGCTGATGGCCACAGCGTCCAGGTTGTTCTTGAACAGCTTCAGCTGTGCATCGGTGCTGTTGAGCTGGTTGTTGAATTCTTTCTGCATAGACCCAGCAAACTTGGCGTCATTCGCCACTAGCCCAAATGCCTCATCCACCAGGTTGAGATTGGTAAGCAGCGGCATGATCGCCGCCTTGCTTTCCTCGCCGAAGATCTTCGTGATCACTCCAGCCTGCACCTCTTTCGGCAAGGCGGCAATCCGGGTAAGCACATTCTTGATGGTGGGCAGCGCATTGGTTTGCATGTCTTTTGCCACCTGCTGAGCATCCAGGCCGATCTGGCCAAATGCGGCCTTGAAAGACTTGGAACCCGCGTCGCCAATCGTAAGCGCCTTGAGGAAGTTCTTCATCCCTGTGGCCGCCACCTCCGCATTGGTGCCAGGCGCCAGGAAGGCAGCGCCTAGGGCCGCCACTTCCTTTGCTGAGAGGCCAGAAGCAACACCAATGGCACCAACCCGCTTCACCACATCCACAAGGGCGCGCGGTTCCACCACGCCCTTCATGTTGTCGCTCAAGTGATTGATGGCGTCACCCAGCTTGATGGCATCCTTCAATGGGAGGCCCATGGCAGCCTGGAAGGCAACCATCGCGTCGCCGGCCTCATCTGCGCTCATGTTGAACGCCGTGCCCATCTGCGCTGCGGCCTTCACAAATATGAGAATGTCCTTCTCCGCGTATCCGGCCATGCCAGCCGCTGCCGCAAGCTGTCCCAGCTCCTTGGCGGTGTAGGGGATCTCAGTGGATAGCTTGACCAGATCCTGCGTGAGCTTGTTGAGGCCGTTGGGGCTGTCAAACTCCACCACCTTCCGCACCTGCACCATCTGCGTTTCCAGCTCGATGGCTTTCTTCGCGGAATACACC